CGTATTGATCAGCACCCCCGTATTGATCAGCACCCCCGTATTGATCAGCACCCCCGTATTGATCAGCACCCCCGTATTGATCAGCACCCCGACCCCGTATCGATCAATACGGGGACCCCGTATCGATCAATACCCCGAAAAGAACAAGAAAAAGACAGAGAAGATTCTTGCGTCCTTCCTGGCCTCGGAGAGGCTTGCCCCAATAATCAAGGTAACCCCCAAAATGGGGGTGGCGCCCAAAATGGGGGTAGGAACAGGAAAGAACCGGAAGAGGTCGCTGACGCGTGCGCGTCTCCTATCTCTACGGCAGAGGGGAGAGCCGAAACCGGGCCTACTCCCCAGGAGCCTTTTTCTCTTAAAGCAGAGAAACCGAAAGAAAAAAGAAATACCGGCGAAATCGATAGGCCGGAAAGTGTCCCTGAACAGGATTGGGCCGATTGGAAACTTGCTCGTAAGTCTCGAAGAGCAGGACCGATAACTCAAACGGCTTGGAATCTTCTTGTTAAAGAAGCGGCGAAGGCAGGAATAACACCTGCACAGGCCGTTGAGCTATGCGCAGGGCGCAGTTGGATTTCTTTTCAAGCCAAGTATCTGCGGGAAGAAGACAAACCACAGAAATCTCAGTTTGAAGTCTCGGCAGACAGGCTTGCTGACATAGATAACCGATTCTCGGTGAAGGCGGTCCGATGATGTCCGCAGCAGAGGTAAACAAGCAATTCCAGCTGATACAACGCAATTGGCGGAATAAGCATGATTGGACGATTAAAGAGGAAATCCGGTTTTACTTAGAACCGCATCCCTTGTTTGTTTATGACGGCTGGGAAACTGTTGACAACTGGAATGTTGTCCACTGCGTTATTACCGATCGGGACAATGTGGCCTCAATTGAGCTTGAAATGATTGCCAACCGGTATCTGTGGATTGATTACCGGGCAGGGCTTGAGGAAAGGGCACGGCTTTTGGCGCATCACCTGCTTACGGCGCCGGTATTGCCTACAGAGATCAACTACATCACCCCCAGGGGTGACTTTATCAACTGGAAGAACGGCCATTGGCGCAAGCTGGTGGACGCTAAAGACTTGGAAGGGAAGAACGTATGGAATCGAATTATTTAGGCGGTCAGGCAGTTGAGATGCCTGACAGAGATTACCGGCAAAGCTATGAGCTTTGGCAGGCGCAAACGCGGGGAATGCTGAAGCGTCCGGATTACTTTCTTGATCCCCTTTTCAGCATCTTGGAGGGGCGTTTTTCGGGTGTTCCCTGCGCCTTTGATAAGCGCCTTGCCTACCGGCAGGGGGAAGTGACGATTTGGGCCGGCCCGAACGGACAGGGTAAGAGTTTGCTTACCGGACAAGTTGCGCAAGAACTTCTCTTACATGGTGAACGCTGCCTGATTATGTCCTTTGAAATGCTGCCTTCGCGCACTTTGGAAAGGATGATGCGGCAGGCTTTTGGCTTCAAGATTGTCGGGCCAGAAAGCTTTCGTAAATACAAAACGAATGTCGTTAAGTGGGTGAATTACGTCAGAGATAAAGGTCTTATCTTCGCCAATCACAAAGGCGCGATTTCTCCTGATTTGGTGCTTGGAATGGCTTTGGTTGCCGTCAATGAATACCACGTAAAGCACGTGTTTGTTGACAACCTGATGAAGGTTGTCGCTGGTGAAGACAACCTAAACGGCCAAAAGGATTTTGTGAACAACTTGTGTTCACTGGCGGCTGATACCGGTTGCCATGTGCACCTTATTCACCATACCCGTAAAGGTAACTCTGACAGGGACGCCATTGATAAAAACTCTCTGCGCGGTTCTTCATCTATTGCAGACCAGGTAGACAACATCGTTTTAATTCAGCGCAACCTGGACAAGGAAAAGAAGGCCGGGGATAACAACCTGACCGAAGAAGAAGATTTAACCCAAATGGACGTTCTTTTGAACGTCGTGAAGCAGAGAAACGGCGATTGGACCGGAGGCATTCCTCTTTGGTTTGATCGTGCCAGTACTGCCTATTGCCAAACATCACAACGGATTCTGCCCGATCTCTGCCCGCGTGAATTGATTCCCGAAGGCGCGTAAGCAATGAATGACCACGTACTCGCGCTTCTCTATTTATTGCTAGGCAATGTGATGATTGTTATTTTTTACGTTGAAAAGCTCACAGGGCAGGGGCTATTCGCTCGTATGCTGGCACTCATCTCAGCAGTATTTTTCTTCGTGGCGGCGGCTAGGGTCGTTTTCTAGCGGTGAAAAAAATGGTTTTGGAAAACTTTGACAAAAGGCTACTCATAACAGCCCTTTTGAAGCGTATCGAAAGTTGCCCGATGGATCGGCAAACGCTTGAACTGACGTTTGCGAAATATGAGGAAGTCAGCCAGCAACTTAAGGCCGAAGAAGAAGCGAAAAAGCGGCTGGAATTGCTGACAAATTGAGGATACACGAAGGAGAAAGAGAATGAACAACCCGCTTAAGGAACCGCTGGTGTGCATCCGCATCCGAGAAGCCGAAAAGCTTCAAGTGATGCTGCGTAGTTATCTGCAGGAAATTCCGCGCATCGAATTACCGAAGAAACGCGCAGATGCGATTGCCATGCTGAATTACATCCGCACCCTGACTGATGACGCAAAGAACAAAAAGGACGCAATGGAGGCCGCCAAATGATTGAAGAATGGATTGAATACCGCAAGGACGACCCCGCAACACACCCGGGGTTTGAGGGCGCGTACCTTGTCACAATTCTCAGCAAGACCGGGGCGCGGTATGTTGAAATCAGGCCGTTTAGCTTTTCTTCACTTTTTGCCGGGGACTGGTCGCGCTATAGCGTGCAGGCTTGGCGTCCAGTTCCGGCCGCTTTCGGCGGGACGGCTACCGCGCAACAGCTCGCATGGGGGCTTACTTTTGACCCCTTCGAGTGCGCAACCATCATGACAGGGCTGAAAAATCTCCTGGACCTTTACTCAGAACTCATTAAGCGCATACCCTCTCTGGCCGAGGTTTCAGCCTGCCAAGAAAGCCTAAACGACGTGACAGAGATCAACGACAAGATTGGCGATTACTTTGAGGCGCTACAGAACGCTTGCATCCGTGAGGGGGCGGCATCGTCTCGTAGCCTCGGCGAGGACGAACAGCAATGATTGACTATTTCTTTTTCTTTGTCGGCAATGCCTGCGTTCTGGCGCTTTTGCTCGGCGTTTTTCGAGGCTACTTTAACCGCGTCTGGGCTTGCATTTTTTGGGTCGGCCTTGCCGCCAGCGTTGCCGGGATCGTCTCTTCAATTGGAAAGATGACGGGGGTTTTCTCCTGATGCCGGCCTTGTCTATCTTGTGATTACCTAATGACAACATAATGACAACATACACAATCAACCTACAGGTCGAAGGGGAGCGCGCGGTCGGCATTGTCGCCGCCCTTCACGCGGACGGCTATCACGCTGAGGCAACAGAAATCAACCGTCAGGTTCACGCCCAGCGCGAGGCCGCTATCCGCAATCTTTGGGTGCACGGCGCGCCGCAAGAACGTAAGGCCGCCGAGGCCTCGAAAATTGACGAATTCATGCGCGTGATTTTCGGGAGGTAACAGATATGAGCCGCCCCAGCTACTTTGAGCCGTATCAAGTCCCGCCCGGATACTTTGACGAAGAAATCCTACTGCTTGAGGGCGTCAGGAAACACGCCGACGCCCACGGCAATACGGACGTTTTGCTGGTTGTCTCGATTGCCCTCGATTTCGTCCTGAAGATTACTTCCCGCAAGGGCACGCGCGAGATCTTTATCAGCTTGATTGATCTGTGCACGCTGGCACGGACTTCATGGCCGAAGAATCAATTTATTACCGATACGTTTGAAAAGCTGGCCGAAAGAGTCCGAGCAGGGCTTCAGGCGAATGAACGTGCAGGGGGCCGCAAGTGATCGTCCTTACTTTTACGATCAAAGGCCCCGGTGTACCGAAGGGCCGCCCTCGCTTTACGCGTCAGGGCCGGGCTTATACGCCCAAGGCTACGGAGGACTTCGAGAAGTGGGTCCGGGCAAACGCCAAGCAAACGATGATGAAAAACGGCGTCCGGATGATCGAGTCCGGCGCCGTCAGCATCAAGATCATGTTTCGCTTTGCGCCTCCGGCCTCATGGAGCAACAAACGCCGCCAGGCGGCCATCGCGGCCCGGGCGCCGAAGATCACTAAGCCGGACCTCGACAACCTCGTCAAGGCCGTCACCGACGCTATGAATGCCGTTGTGTACGATGATGACAATCGCATCTACAGCATCGAAGCCTGCAAAATTTATGGGCCCGTCGATGACATCGGCATAGAGATTCACTCAGTAACCGAAGAAGGTGTAGACGATGCAGATTAAGATCAAAGGCAGTTACTTTGAAAGCAACTGGAAGCATATTGAGCAGGATAACCCGCGCACCTATCCGCGTCCTTATGAAAAAATCCTAGTGTGGCTCAATGCTTCAGCTTTTCAGTCTCAGGCCGTTAAGCGCTTTTTCGGACATCCTGACTTCTACGCTTTCGGATACCGGATTTCGCCTACCTGTGTCCGGATGCTTCCTGTAAGCGGACGTTCAACGCCGCCTACAGTCAGTATTATTGATATTCGTTCATTCAAAACAACAGGGCAGGAAGTCGAAGAGTCATGAGCGAAGACCAGATTTTTCGGGCAAGAATTGTCAATTGGGCGCGGTATATCCGGCCCAGTCGGGCACATTCTCCGACCACAATGCTTTCCCGTTATGCCTCAAGCTGGCAGGAGGAACGCTATCGGGAGATGCCGGGAGAAAAGGTTGATGTGGATGATGCTCAATTGCTTGAAAAGTCCTTCCCTTGGCTTGATGCCTCAGACCGAAAGTTGTTGAAGGATTGGTACGTCAATTTGTACTCAATCGGCAAGATGTCCCGCGTTAACCACATTTTCTTTCGTAACGTGGTTTTACGGGTTCAAGCCGCAGAGAGGCGTTTTCGCGATGCAGTCGAGGCCGTATCCACACGATTTGACAATTGTCAAGAAACGGGGTTTAATTCGCCTCAAGAAAATTTGAATCGCGGCAGCGTTTAAAAGTCACGGAAAGACCCGTGGCCTTTTTGCACCCTGAAGAAATTACCCGTATCGATTGATGCGGGTATTTTTTTGCCGCAAAACGAAACCCCGAAGGTCCGGTAAACCATCGGGGTTTCTTGTTATGGAATGTAGGAGATTCCACACGTGAAGATAATTCTAGCAGTTATCAGCGGTTGGAGGCTATGCAATATGATGCTCGATCAAGATGCAAGACTTCCTTTTTCGGCGCGATTGTTTCGCGTTGTGGCGTGGTTATCGGCTGCCGGTATTGCTTTTAGCGCATTCTGCTTATCTGTTCTGTACGTGGTGCACTGCGCTCGCACATGGCTATAAAACCTAGAGAGGGACGATATGGCTAAGAAACCTGCGCCCCAAAAGAAAAAACGGGGGCGGCCTTCAAAATTCACCCAGGAACTTGCTGACCGTATCTGTGCAATGATTCGCGAAGGTATTTCAGAGCGTGAGATTTGTGATATGCCGGACATGCCGTGCTTTCAGACGTTGTGGAATTGGAAAGACGCGCATCCTGAATTTCTAGAGCAGACTGTGCGCGCGCGTGCACAAAGCGCAGAGCTATTCAACCGGCGGGCCACGCGGGTTGCAGAGGAAACATCCGATTTCGCAGACAAGGTTGCAGATGGCCAAATAGAGATTGGCGGGGAACCGCTACGGCATCTCCCCAGTGGCTATGTGGAAGCGAAAAAGCTTTTGATTCAGCAACTGAATCGTGAGGCTGGACTTCGTGACGATAAGAATTTTGGAGATCGTAAGCGCGTGGCCGTAACCGGCGCAGACGGCGGCGCGGTGAAGGTTGAAGAAAAAACCGACCTTTCGGGCTTGCCGCTGGCGAAGCTCAAGGCGGTGAGAGAGCTACTTTATGGCGAAGCCGCAGAGGATTCCGAGTCTAATTGAACTGGACCAAGAGATTGCAAAGCGCAGTTTGGCCGAATTCTGCAAAATGGCGTGGGCGGTACTCGAACCGGCTACACCGATTAAGTGGGGCTGGGCGCTTGATGCTATGTGTGAGCATCTTGAGGCAGTGCATTCTGGCGAAATCAAGCGCCTGTTGATGAATGTTCCCCCCGGCATGATGAAAAGCCTGCTTACGGGCGTTTTCTTCCCTGCATGGGAATGGGGGCCGTGCGGCGCCGCTCAGTTGCGTTACCTGACTACGGCTCACAAAGAACCGCTGGCCGTGCGCGATAACATGAAATGTCGCCGTCTGATTCAGTCGGATTGGTATCAGGAACGCTGGCCGGTGAAGCTGACCGGTGACCAGAACGCAAAGACAAAGTTTGAAAACGTTGAAACCGGTTTTCGTGAGTCTATGAGCTTTCGAAGCCTGACCGGTTCACGCGGTGACAGGGTGATTATCGATGACCCTTTATCCGTTGACGATGCGTTTTCTCAGCCGGCATTGGATGCCGCAGAGCAAACCTTTCTTGAAGCCGTACCAAGCCGCGTAAACAATGAGAAAAGCGCAATCATCGTAATCATGCAACGTTTGCATGAGCGCGATACCTCGGGGATCATCCTTGAGCGCGATTTGGGCTATACGCACTTGATGTTGCCCATGCGTTTTGAGGAAGCCCGGCGCTGCGTTACCTCTATTGGCTTCAAAGACCCTCGGACTACCGACGGTGAACTGCTTTTCCCTGAGCGCTTCAGCGAAAGCCAGGTGAAGGAACTGGAAGCCACGATGGGGAGCTACGCCGTTGCAGGGCAGTTACAGCAGCGGCCAGTGCCGGCAGGCGGTGGGCTTTTCAAGGCCGAATGGCTTAAGTTTTGGAGTGCCGAAACTCTCCCTGACAAATTTGACAGTTACGTTTCTTCATGGGACTTGACCTTTAAAGAAACGGCCACATCTGACTTTGTGGTTGGGCAGATTTGGGGAAAGAAAAAGGGCTGCTTCTATCTGCTGGATCAAGTTCGCGGGCGGATGGATTTTGTCAAGACGCGCCGGGCCTTCATTGATTTGGCCGAAAAGTGGCCGAACGTCATTCGTAAGCTTGTCGAAGATAAGGCAAACGGCCCTGCGATTATCAGCGCCCTGAAAGAAACGGTGAGCGGCATTACGCCGGTGACACCGAAGGAATCGAAGGAAGCGCGTGCGTCAAGCATTACGCCGTTGTTTGAGGCTGGCAATGTGTTCTTGCCGCCGCCTGACCTTTATCCCTGGGTGAAGAAAGAACTTGTGCCGGAAATGTTGAGTTTCCCTGCTGGCGCTCACGATGATCAAATAGACGCCTGTACGCAGGCCATCTCAGACCTGCACGGGAAACCCGGCTGGCATTTTCATCCTACTAACCTCGCGGCGCTCAGACGCTTTTAGTTATGCGAAAGACAATTAAAAAGATTGCGCCGCAGGCTACGCCCCAGGCGCGGCCCATGATGCACATTGATCCGGCCATGATGCAGGCCGAATTTATTAAGCGCAAGAATCAGGGCATTAACTCCGAAGAAGATGTGAAGGCCCTGTTTTCGCTTCCTGCTACGCTCGCGAAGAAATCGAATCGCGTAGCTATGGATGAGGCGTTTGAAAGCGTGGGCGGCTACTCAATGTTGTTTGACAGTCTGAGCGCTCATGCGGCCCGTATGGGGCAGTTCCCGTATACGTCCTTCGTAGGCTACGGCGCACTGCAGCAGATTGCGCAGAACGGCATGATTCGCAACTGCATCAAAACTGTTGCGGACGATGTAACGCGCGAGTGGATTACGATTAAAGGCGGCCCCGATACGCCGCCTGAGAAAATCGCAGAACTGCAGAATGAGCAGGAAAAATTTGATCTTCGGGGCATCTTTAACCGCGCTATAACCATGGTTGGTTTTATGGGCGGCGCATTCGTTTTCATCAAAACGGACGTAGACAATGAAGACGGCAGACCGGCTGACTTGTCTCTCCCGCTGTATCTGAACAACAAGTGCGCAGAAATCGAGAAAGGCTCGAAGTTGTCTTTCTTGGTAGTTGACCCCATGACGGTTTCACCTTCGCAGTACAACGCAACAGACCCGCTGGAAAAGGATTACATGAGTCCTAGCCAGTGGCTCGTGTTGGGGCGGCAGGTGCATAAAACGCGCCTAGTGCGCTTGGTTGCGAATGAACCGCCTACGTTGCTGAAGCCGGCTTATAACTTCCTTGGAATCCCCCAGGCGCAAATCCTGTGGGATTACGTACTGCATTGGAATGAATGCCGTGTAGCCGCTCAGGAACTTATCAAGAAGCTTTCTCTTATCGTCTATTTCACGGACGCGCAGGACAAAATGAGTAGTCCTGACGGCATTCAAATGATGGATGCCGTGATGGAAATGCTTCAGCACTACCGCGATAACAACAGTGTCTTCCTTGCGAATTCTGAAACGGACCGCGTGGAAAACATTCAAACATCCGTTGGCGGCGTTGAGCAAATCGTTCGGCAGGCGCAGGAAATGATTGCGGCAGTCAACCGCACACCTGCGGTGAAGCTTTTCGGCATCAGCCCCAGTGGTTTTAACGCTACTGGTGAAAGCGACATTAGAAACTATAACGATCATCTGCGCTCGCAGCAGGAGCTTTATCGGGAGCAGATTCAGCGTTGTTTGAACGCGATTCAACTGCAGCTTTGGGGCGAAATCGATCCGGGCATTTCATTCGCTTGGAATGAATTGGATATGGATAACGAATCCGCGCAGTCGATGAACTTCAATGCTCGCGTTACCGCACTGGCTACGCTGAAAGATCGAAACATCATCAGCGCAGAGGAAATGCGCCAGGCGATACGCTCCGAAAGCGCGGCACACCTGGATTTCCTTTCGGATGATCTGCCGGAGGAAACCGAAGGCGATTTGCTGACTGATGACGGCTCGCAGGATATTTTGGACGCGCTGAGAGGTAAGACGGATGAAGCCGAAAACAACGCGGGCGACGGAGCCGAACGCAGGGATACGGCGGAAATTCTCAAAGAAGCTGGCCTTTCTTAACCGCGCTTTTATGAGCATGGTTGCGGATGATATTTTTCTGCACCTTGCGAGTAAGGGCGCGATTGCGAAGGATTGGAGTCTTTCAAAGCCCCAAACTGAGAAAGACAAAGAACGGCTTCGAGAAATCGGCGCCGCAGTCCTTCAGGCTTATAAGCGTGACCCTGAAGCCTTTAAAGGCGACATCGATGCTTATGTTTCGGCCAACATCGTCAAGTGGACCGGGGACGTGACCCGTGCGGCTGAGAAATTGGCCCGGTGGGTTGCGCGGTCCATTGCGATAGACGCAACAGACAGCCAACGGCGGGCATACCTCGCTGCAGGCGTTTCGGCAGATTTCCTCTTAAAGGCGTGGGCGGATCCGCAGGCAACACCTCGGGTCCGGTCAATTTCGCCGCGAATCGGCCCGACTGCCGTTAAGCGCTTGCCGGAAATCGTGCAATGGAGCACAGAGCTCATCACAAAAATGGAAGTGCGCAACCTGACGCGCCTGCAGGATGTGATTGTGGCCGGGCTGGTTGACGGGCATAGCGTGGAAACAATCCGCAAGACCTTGAGCACCTTCAAAGGCTTTGATGCAGACCGCGCCAGTAATGTCGCTCTGGACCAAACGAACAAGATTACAAACGCGATTCTTGAGGCGAATGACTCTGATTTAGGTGTGACTGAAGGCATTTGGATTCACGTGCCAGGGCAGTACACCTCGCGTCAATCACACCGGCATATGGACGGCAAGAAGTTCAACCTGGAAAAGGGGATGTTCGACCCCGAAGTGAACAAATACATAAAACCCTCGGAATTGCCTTTCTGCCGTTGCATTTATCGCCCAATTTTGCCTTTTGAGAAGTTTTAAAAATGAAAACGCTTGCTTTTGATAAGGCGGTAAGTTTTCGCTGGCATGACGCAGACGGACGTTTGCACGTGGATAAGTCGAATCTGACCCGCGTGCAGGTCGCACCGTACTACGGACGCGAAATCCCTGACTATGAGAAGTTGGGGCTTGATCCTGAAAAGATTTATCAGGGCTACAGACCCGCCGAAGAGTTGGGGGACGCCGAAACGATTAAGTCCGTTATCGGCATTCCGATTCAGCTTAATCATCACCTTGACTACCCGGATGATCCGGCAACGGATACACGGGTGGGCAGCACCGGTGACCAGGCAGAGTTTGACGGAACGTATCTTTCAAACAGTCTGCACATTCAGAATGAAGACGCCATACGCCGCATTAAAGACGGCAGTATGAGTGAGCTTTCTTTGGCCTATTCCTACGATCCTGACTTCAAAAGTTCGGGGGAGTACGAAGGCCAAAAGTACGATTTCACGATGCGAAACATTCGAGGCCAACACCTCGCGCTTGTGGAAAAAGGACGCGCAGGAAAGTCCTGTTGCGTTGAAGATCATGCTTTAGAGGGAGTTAAAGCAATGGATGAAAAAAACTTGCCTGAAAAGGCAAATGACGCGTCTCCCGATGTCGAAAAGGCAGAAGTGAAGATCGCGGACGCAATTGGACAGCTTGCCGACCTTTTGCGCAACCTTCATCATGAAACGCCGACCGGTGAAGTCAAAGACATCACCGAGGATGAAGATGAAACGGGTGCAAAGATTGACGCAATCGCTGCCGAAATTGCGGAGCTGGGTGTGGATGAAGGCACGGTGGAGAAGATCAAAGCCGCGCTGCACGAACTGGCTGTGAAGCCGGAGAATGCACCCGAAGATAAGCCCGCCGAAGACGAAGAAGACGCCCCGGCAGACGAAGATAAGCCCGAAGATGAAGACAAGGAAAGCGGTTTTTCTCAGCTTGCCTTGGATGCGCTGAAGGCTTGCGGCCTGGACGACGCGCCTGATGACGTCAAGAAGGCGTTTGTGGCTGGCCTTGACTTCGACAAGAAGGACGATGAAGACGGCGCCGAAGATGAAGAAGTGGTGGATCCTGAAAACGACGGGGAAGACGATGATGAATCGGCAACCGTTGCGCAGGATGCGGCCATTAAGCGAATTGAAGCGAAGATCAACGCAAAGATGGACGCAATCGAAGAATGCAAGGGCGTTCTCGGGCGCGTGAAGCTTACTGCGTTTGACAGCGCCGGTTCCGTCTATGTCGCGGCGCTTAAGCAGATCGGTGTTTCCATGCAGGGCATTACGCCTGCTAACGCTCGCGCGGCTTATCGCGGCTATCAGGCCGGGCAGAAGCTTGCGAAGAAAAGCACTGTGGCCGCAGATGCGGCGATTAAGGATCAGGGCTGCGACATCATGAAGGGCCTGAAGGTCCGTGTTGGTTAACTCAGGAGTTTTGCAAAAATGCAGAAAACTGTAAACCTCTATCCTGCCCGAGGCTTGCCCGGTCAGGAAGTGAACGTGCATACGGCGATTTACACGCCGTTTAACTATCTCTCTGACGGTACTGCGGCTGTTGGTTCTTTCGTGTTTGCGAAGGAAGTGACCAGCTCCACGGGCGCCGTTATCTTTAAGCAGGCTTCGGCAAAAGGTACGGGTCAGCCGCTCGGCTTTGTCGAACGCGTTCTTACCGGCGCTCTTGGCTACAAAGAAGACGGCACGCTGGTCTACGCCGAAGGCGCAGAACTGACTATTGCCCGCCGTGGCGATTACTACGCTGCTAACGCAGGTGGTGCGAAGGTTGGGCAGGCCGTCCTTTGTGATCCGGCTACGGGGAAAATCACCTACGGTGATGTCGGCGCAGCCAATGATACGGGCTGGGTTGTTTACGCCATTGGCGCTGATGAAAGTGAACCGATCATCATCAGCAACAGGTAAGAGGGGATTGAAATGGATTTGAACTTACAGGCTCTTAAGGATGTCGGCATTTCTTCGCCCTATGCGGTGAAGCTGATGCCTTATCACCGCGAAAATGGTGAAATCCGCACCGACTATAACAAGATCAGTGCGAAGCAGATCGCGCAGGATGCGGCACTGGCTACGATTCCCAATATTGGGATCCCCGCGCCGTATCTGACCTACCTTGACCCGCAGATCACAACGATTCTCTTTGCCGCAATGAACGCGGCGAAGCTGTTTAACGGCGAAGTCAAGAAGGGCGACTGGTCCGACCAGTTCATGAACTTCTCGGTGGAAGAAGTGACCGGTGACGTGACGCCGTATAACGACTTCACGAACTCGGTTTCTTCGGATGTCAACTACAACTTCCCGACCCGCGAAAACTTTGTTTTCCAGACGACCCTGAAATACGGTTTGCGTGAACAGGAAACGGGCGGCAAGGCGAAGTTGGACTACGCTGGGGCAAAGCAGCGTGCTGCGGCTCAGATCATTGCCCGTGCTCATAACCGCTTCTACCTCTATGGTGTGCAGGGCAAGCGCATTTATGGCGCTCTCAATGATCCGAATCTGCCCACAAGCATTGCGCCGGCGGCCGTTAATACCAAGACAACTTGGGCGGACAAGGTTGCCGATGCGGGTAACAAAGCCGAAATTTCCAACGTTATCTTCAATGACGTTGTGAAGCTCGTTAATGAAATCGTGGGCAAGAATGACGGTAATGTGGATTCTCTCTCTGATTTCGTCTTGGCGGTTGCTTCTGACCGGTATACCTACCTGCAGATTCCCAACAGCTTCGGCCTGACCGCTTTGGAAATGCTGAAGTCCAATTTCCCGAATATGCAGGTTATTCAGCTTCCTGAACTTTCTACGAATGCAGGTTCTATGCTGTATCTCACGGTGCCGACCCTGCTGGGCGAACCCACCGCAGAAAACTGCTACTCGGAAAAGATGCGCTTCGGCTATGTGGAAACGTATTCCACCAGCTGGGTGCAGAAGGCTTTCGGCGGTACGTGGGGCTGCGTTATTCGCCGTCCCATGCTCGTCGCTACGATGCTCGGCGTTTAAGCCAGTAGCGTCAAAACTCCGAAGGGGCGTTTTCATGGGGAGCGCCCTTTTTTTGTCAGGGTGCGGGGCGAAAACCTCGCGCCCTGATTTTTTCTGAGAAAGAAAAATGGCAAAAGGAACACGAAAGAATGAACGCGCCGCAGTGAAGCAGGATGAAGCTGGGGTGCAGATCATCGGCAGTACGCTTGATGAAGAAAAGAAAGAAACCCTGCCCGCAGGCGAAACAATCGCCATTGCGTGCTCATTGCCCTTTGGGATTCGCTTCGATGATATCCCCTGCGGAGGGTCTACGAAGTCGATTCACTTTCCCGGCGTCAATGACGGCTTAAGAGGAAAGCGGGACGGCGTTTTAGCCGCAGCAGGTAACGCCGTCTGCGTGACAATGCTCAAATCTGACTGGGAAGCGCTGCTGGCCATTCACGGCAAGGAAACCGCGTTTACCGGCCGTAACGGCAATATTCCCTGCATTTATCCGGTAGGCGATAGAGCAGGATTCCGCGCCGCACGCAGTGAAATCGCAGAAATGCGCCATGGTCTTGAGCCTGCGGCTCAGGATGGCGAAGGCATTACCGCGAGGAAAGAATAATGAAACCCACGCCCTTTGAGCTCGATTTGGCGGTTTTCCGCGCCGCATATCCGGCCTTCACCGAAGAGAAGATTTCGGATGAACAGATTCAATATCTGTGGGGCGTGGTGAATGCGCAGCTGGGGGATGGGAAAGGGAACTTTCTCTATCCTGCGCCGCAGAATCAGGCGATTCTTTTTGCGGCACTATGTCACCTAGTAACGCTGGAACTGAACGGCCGGGACCAACCGGGCGTTCTTTCCTCGGCTAATGAAGGCAGTGTTTCGGCTAATTTTCAAAATCTGCAGATTAAGTCTGAAACCGGCCAGTGGTGGAATCAGACGAAATGCGGGGCGCTTTTTTGGGTGCTTACGCAGAAATACCGCATGGGCTGTAGGTTCTACGGCTCACGCCATTATCATCCTTGGGGGTAATCATGAACCCGCTTTCTTTAGCGAAAGCCTTCCGGCAAGGCATGGCCTTCAGCAAAGGCCAAAAACATAAGGTAATCGCTGAGGATGAAGCGAAGTGGATTACCGTACACCCCAACGGCTCCGGAAAGAATAAGGCCGGAAAAGACATTAAGGGCCGCCATGTTTTGATTGACGGCGAATCCGGAAAAATTCTGGGCGGAATGGGCGGGAAATTCACCGGAAAGCCTATTTCTTCTATCTCGAAGAAAGCGAAAGCAGCGCCGGTAAAGAAGACGAAAACGACAAAGGCGAAGGCGGCACCGGCAAAGACAACGGCGCCGAAGAAGTCGGATGTGCCAGAAGGATATACGAAACTTGACGGCACAATGAGGGTTGAAAAGGAAACTGAAAAGGCAGTGTTGGGCGTTTTTCATGGGATGCGCACCTGGTTGCCTAAGTCTCAAGTGACTGTTAAAGACGGTGTGATTACCTCGGCTTCCAACAACATCATTGAAGAAAAGGGCTGGCGCAAGTTTTCTACATCACGGATTTCTACCACGAGCGGCTGGGAATGGAACGACGTGACCCCGGCGAATGCGAAGCGGTGGGCAGAAACCAAAGTTAATCTGCCTTCGGGACAGATGAAGCTTGATTTCCCGATTCGAATTAAGCGCGAAACTGATAAAGCATTCATGCTGGACTATGACGATTACACGACATGGACGGCTGATGAAAACGGCGAAGAAGTCTTTCCGTCGCTGTGGGTCCCGAAGTCGCAAGTAACCGCAAGCCCTGACAAGAAAAGCGTTTACGGCATGGCGAAATGGCTCATGAAGCGTCAAAAGATCAAATCATGGGATGACGTCCATAAGAAGAAACGCAAGCCGAAACAAAGTGCGACTGCTTGGATTCGTTTGGGAAACGCGGGCATATCAGGCTGGAGGGGTGATGTTGACCGCTAGCATCAAGGTCCGGTTAAGCATGAAGTTTGACCGCCTGAAGAAACTCGCTGAGGCGATACCTCAGCAGCCGAAGAAAGTTGTTGTTGGTATTTGGGACAATCCTGAGATTGCAACCTATGCCACATACAACGAATTCGGCTGGACGCAGAGAGTGACCGGACGGCAGGCCGGTTATCTTAATTTCCACTACGGCCTGGATTTGAAGCCGGGCTACACCCTTCAAAGCCCGCCGCGTCCATTCATGCGGGCTACGGCTGCGGCGAAGCAAAAGAAGTGGACGAAAACTCTGAAGGCCGGAATCCAACATTACGGCCTGACGAACATTTATAAGGCACTGGCTGCAACAGGCCGCATTGCGCAGATTGACATCCAACAGACGATTCAGAATAACGGCGTCGTGGGTGGGGAAAGCTTCCCTGACCGTAGTCCTATGACGTTAGAAATCTACGCAGTGAAGGACGCATTAACAGCCAGTGGCCGAAAGCGCAGGATTGAAGCCGATTCCGGTTCAGGCCGAAAGAAGGCCCTGATGAAAACAGGTAACCTGCAGAAAGCGATTGCATTTGAAGTTAGAGGATCATTATGAAAAGTACACCGGAACAGATAGCGCGGGCGTTTTTGGCAGGGCGTGCTTTTCAGAAGGGTAAAGAACACCGAACAATTGCGCAGGATGAAGCCAAATGGATTACGGTACATCCGAACGGAAATGGCGCGAATGCAAACGGTGATGGTATTAAAGGCCGTCCCGTTCTCATTGACAGTGAATCAGGCAAGATTTTGGGAGGTATGGGCGGCAAGTTCAACGGGCAGAAAATCAGCCAGGTTGCGGGCGCGAGAAAGGCGAAGAACGAACGCAACAGCCGCCGCGAAGCCTTACGCAAGCAGAAAGCCGAAAGCGCGAAGATGGATTTCAGTCTGCCTGAGCGGATTGAAGAAGATAAGATTCTGCAGAATCGCAATCGCGGGAATATCGGAAGCCGGAATCAGATGCTTTCGATTGCGAATAACCCCGATTATTCGCGCCTGAGTGAATCCAACGACTTCGGCGCTGGCGCTCCGATTGTGGCCTATGGCAAGATTCCGGCAAAGCAGTTGGGGCGGATTACGACTGCAACGCTTTCTGACGGCACGAAATACAAGGTTCAGTATGCCGTAGTAGACGCAGACAGCGTTTTGACTTCCAATAGCATTAACGGCCATACGAATCAGGAGTATTACTCCGATGATCCGAGCAAGATTCGAGCCATTGCAGGTAACGGGCGCATTACTGGCCTGCAGGAAGCGTACCGCAAGGGGACGGCTGAAAACTACGGCGATGAACTGGCGATTGATGATCGACACGGCATCCCTGAAAAAGTGATTGACGGCATGAAGAATCCGATTCTTGTTCGGGTGATGCAGTCAAAGGACATTACGCCTGACATCGGCGATAAGTCCAACACCGTTGGAAACCTGCAAATGACGGCAGTCGAGCAAGCGAACAACGATAGAAACCGCATCGATTTCGGAAAGATGAAGTTTTACGATGATGGTTCTCCTACCATCGAAACGATTAAAGATTTCGTTTCGAAGATGCCGGTATCTGAGCAAGGGGCGCTTATTGACGTAGACGGCAACCCGACAAGAGCAGCCGTTGACCGACTGGACGGCGCAGTTTTCGCAAAAGCATACGACAATGACGGATTGACGCGCCTTTTCACCCAGGCGCTTGAACCGGAAAGCCGCACAATTATCGCGGGACTGCAGAAAGCCGCGCCTGCTGTGCAAAAGCTGGCCGACCTGCCCGATGGGTACGATGTTCGTGACCTGATTGCGAAGGCGGCAGAACGGGCTGTTAATGCCAGACGCAGCGGCCAAAGATTGGCTGATGAAGCGGCTGCGAAGTCTCTTTTTGAGAATCAGCAGGATGATAATGCGGCCAGTGAGATTCTTAAGGTATTCGCCGCCAACTCGCGTAGTTCGCAGGCCATTGCGGATAAGCTGACAAAAATGGCAGAACTGCTTTATCGCGAAGGCACGAAAGAAGGATCGGACCTTTTCGGGGACGTACCGAGAATGCCGCGCGGCGAAGCTGTGAAGAATGCCCTTGCGCAGGACGGGAAGCCCGCCAAAATGAGCGCAGGTTGCATGAAGTGGTGGAATACCTACGGCGTGAAAGTCCTGCGGAAAATCTTCAAATAACCCGCCTCGCGCGGGTTTCTTTTTGGGGGCTGTATGGGGTTAAACCTTCACGGCATTGTCCGGGGCGCGATAACCGGCGTAGCGAAAGATCAACCCTGCGAACTTTTCATTATGAGCGGAAAGCAGGTGCGGGATGATCGGGGCGGCATGATGCCAGTGTTCAAAGCGCCTGTGACCATTCGCGGCCAGTGGCAAAGCCTCTCACCGGATACCCTTCAGCATCTTGAAAATGTCGAGCTGGCGACAACGGTGCGGCGCATTTATCTGTATGCCGATACGGACCGCGCAAAAAGGCCATGGGCTGTGTGGCGGCCCCTGGGGCGCTCAGGCGACATGGTGCGGGATGAAAACGGCCAGCTTTGGCGCATCGATGCGGTTATTGAGGATTTCACGCATGAAGGCTGGGTATGTGTTCAAGCGACAATGCAGACATCCGGCGTTCGGATGATGGTCGAGGAAGAAAATGGCGACATCCCAAACACTGGTGAAGACAACAAGCCCTGATTTGCTAAATGCCCTGATTGGCTTTTGTACTGAGTACGCTTCGCCGCCTTTGGTGGATTCTGAACACGTCTTGGACGGGTTTGGGTGCAACCGCACGTTACCCAGTGACGGTAACGATTTTGTGGTTGTGACCCCCATAAGCCAAACGCGAGAGGGAACGAACATCCCGCTTTTTCCTGCGGGTGAGGATCAACAGGAACTTCGCGAGTATGTGGCAGTTGATGTTCAGATTGACTGCTACTCAGCGAACAACTTTGATGCCATGGATCGGGCGCAGACTTATGAGACAGTGACCCGGTCAGAAGTCGGAGTGGCTTTCTTTAAGCGCTTTGATATTGACTGCCAGTATTCGGACAGTTCACGAAACCTTTCAGCGGTACTCGATGATGATCGATATGTGAGCCGGTGGACATTGGTTATCCGGCTTGGCTATTGGAAAAGCGTCAAAGTGACGCAACAATTTTTTAACTCTGTAAATATTGGCCTGAAAGAGGCTGATGTTCACTTCAAACCGAAGGATTGAATATGTCGATTCCTGCAAAGTTTATTGTGGCCTTGACGCCTCGGGTTATCAGCGTTTCCGCGCGTGACCTTGAAACGAACGGCATGGTGCTCACGAAGAGTGCCCTGATTCCCGCGGACCGCCCTGCAACAACGTTCAGCAGTGCGTCCGAAGTCGCGGATTACTTCGGCGCCGAAAGCGCTGAAGCGGTCTTTGCGCAGCAGTACTTCACCGGCCTTACGAATCAGCAAAAGGCGCCTTCTGCGCTGATTATCGGGCGCCGCATTGACGAAGATGCAGCGGCCTGGATTCGCGGCGCGAAAGCTGGCGTTTTGCTGGCCGATCTGAAGAAGATTAAAGACGGCGCAGTTAAGATTACCGTTAACGGCGCGGAAAAGGCGGCTACAAATATTGACCTTTCTGCGGCTACGTCTCTTTCTCAGGTTGCCGAAAAGATTGCAACGGCGATTACCGGCGTTACCGGCTCCTACGATTCAAACACCGATACTTTCACCTTTACAACTGAAACGAAGGGTGCGAATGCTACGGTGACTTTCGCAGGCAAGCCCGCCGCAGGCACTGACCTCGGAGCGCTTTTAAAGCTGACTGAAGCCGCTGGCGCGGTTCTTTCGCAGGGCGCCAAGGCGCAGACGGAAAGCGAAACGCTTGATGCGGTTGTGGCAGTTACGGCCAACTTCTCCCAGTTCACTACGCTGTGGGAAATTACGGACAAAGCCGAAGCCGCCGCGTACTCGGCATGGGCTGATGTGGACGATGATTTTGTGTATGTGTTCTGGTCTTCGGACGAACGCATGACCGATCAGCTTACGCAGTCCGGCACCATTGCCGCCGCGCTGAAAGACAAGTACAACTGCACGCTGATGCTTTTCGCTAAGACTGCGAAGACTGCGGCCTTTGCGATTGCCTACCCTGCAACGATCAAGTGGGATCAGCCGCAGGGCATGAAGGTGCTTTTTGCGAAGTCTGCCAGCGGCCTGGAAACGTCCGTAACTAGTAAGGCGCAGGCAACCGCGCTTGATGAACTGCAGGTTTCCTACATCGGCCAGTTTGCTACCCGCAACGACGAATTCCAGTTCGCGAATCGCGGCGCCCTGGCATCCGACTTGTACGGCTTCTACGATACGTTGATTGGTTCTATTTGGCTTCGCTCTAAGATTCAGACGGCCATTATGAACGGCTTCGCTTCTGTGAATCGCGTCCCGTACAACGAACGCGGCTACACGATCCTGCGGTCTTGGATTACGGACCCGCTCAATCAGGCGCTTTCCAACGGCGCGATTGATTCCGGCCTTGTCCTTTCTGAGTCTCAGCGTTCGCAGATCATTCAGGAAACCGGCACGGACGAAAGTGCAAACGACATCGAAAGCGTTGGTTACTGGCTTTCTATTACTGACCCCGGCGCCGCAGTGCGTGCGCAGCGCGATACGCCGGTCATGATGCTGTATGTCGGCTATGCCGGTGCCGTGCAGAAAGTCTCTCTGCCCGTGACAACTTTGATCTAATTCAGGTAATCAAAAACAGCGCCCTTCACGGGGCGCTTTTTTTTGGAGCAAAAAATGGCTTTAAATAACAAAACCTCCGCGAATCTAGTAGCGTGGATGATGATTGAAGATGTTGCACCGGCCGGCTTTGAACTGACGCAGTTCGATACCGATGCGGGCGTTGTGGCAGAACAGATTGCCGAAGTGCAGGCGGATATGACGCTGGACGGCAAGCTCGTGGTTGGTTACACACCGAATCCGCAGGTTGTGAACATCACGCTTCAGCCTACCTCTCCGGCAGTTCCCTATTTCCGCGAACTGCAGCAGACGCAGCGCACGCGCAAGCAGCCTTTGCAGGTTGACCTGACTGTGAGTTTCCCGGCAACGGGCCGCAATTATGTCTTTAGCGGCGGCGTCCTTACTCAGGGCACTGCAATGCCCGCCGGCAATCGCGTGCAGGGCGTTTTGAACTTTCAGTTCACGTTTGAGAAGGTGGCCTAAATGGCGCGTGAAGTACAGAAAATCACGGTGAAGGACGGGGATAACGAACTGCATTTGCAGATGACTCCCATGGATGCTGTAAAGGCCGAACAATGGCTTATCCGCGCAGGGCTTGCCTTGGGCGGGAGTGTTACTCAGATTCAACAGGGTGACGGGGTGCAGGCATTGGCTAAAGCCCTGAGCACCGTTGAGTATGAAAAGGTTGCGCCGCTCTGGAACGAGCTGCTTTCGTGTTGCTCTCTCGAATCAGGCGGCGCAACCATTTCGTTAACGCCTGAAACCATTGCCGGAAAGATTGAATTTCCTACAACGCTTTTCCTGATTAAGGCTGCGGCGCTGAAGGCGAATTTCGGTTTTTTCGGGAAAGGCGGTCTGCAGAACTTCCTTACTACCATGCGTGGCGTTCTGAGCTTCTAAAGATTCGCGGCGTGGGCAAGCTGGGGGACTTTCCCCCAGTCTGCGGCCGTGTCGTTTCGGGGCGCCTTTGCACGCTGATTGAAGCGCAAACAGTGTATTCACTGGCCGATATGTACGCGCTTGATGAAATCCTGACGCTTCAGAACTATCACGAATGGCTGGCAAGCCGAAAGGACGAACATGGCTAACGTAGTTGATGAACTGTTGATTTCCATAGGCGTTGACTCGAAAGAGTTAATGTCAGGAATCAATCAGGCGCAGACTGACATCAAAGGCTTTGCCAATGACGCGGCCCGCAGTTTTTCCGGAATCAGCAAAGCAGGAAAGGGCGCGGGGGAAGTCTCTGCGCTCTCTTTCTCGAACCTTTCCGGGAAGATGCAGGATGTAGGCGCTACGGCGAAAGAAGCCGCAGCCTCCATTGCTGGTTCTTTTCGTGGACTTGAACCGGTCTTTAAGACGCTTACCAGTCGAATCACCCAGGTTGCAGCGACTTTCGGCCTGATGCTGGGAACGGCGCAGACTTTCTCAAACTTCATTGAGAAGTCGGACGCGCTAGGCAAGTTAAGCCGCCAATTGGGAATCAATGAGCGCGAATTGGACGCTTGGGGGAAAGCGAACGAAGCCGCAGGCGGTTCGGCTGAAGCCCTTTTTTCGAGCCTGAAGGCGTACTACGATAAAACAGGCCGTCCGGCTGAGGAATTCTTTCACTTGGGCGAAAAGATTGAAGGCATGACGCGCCGCCAAACGCAGGCTTATCTGCGTGCGCAGGGCGTGGCATGGGATGCTATCCCGATCTTTCTGAAAGGACAGAAAGCGGCTGATGATCTCGTAGCGAAATACCGGAAAACGGCCTTCACTGCGCAGGATGCGAAGACGGCCCGCGCGTTTAAAGTCGCGTGGATGGATTTCAAGATTGCCGCGCAGAATGTCGGCAATACCTTGGTTCGATTGGTAGCGCCTGCGGTTACGAACATTCTTAACGGCCTTTCTAAGCTGGTCGGATTCATTGAAGAAAATGCGCGTGCGCTGGGGCTTATGGCAGTAGGCTTCGGCTTGGTGTTCGGCATTAAGTCCATTGAGCGCATTAAGGCGGCAATCATTGCAATCAGGGCTTTCGGCCTCGCGCTGAAAGTCGCAGTGTTGCCGCTTACCGCCATCATTGCCGGTGTGGTTGCGCTGGCCTTGGCTATCGATGATCTGATTGGATTCACCGAAGGCGCCGATTCGCTCTTTGGGCGAATGCTGAAAAATTTGGGGATGTCGAATGAAGAAATTGAAAGCATCCGGCAATCTTTCAAAGAATTCGGCGCCGCAATTGGCTGGCTGTGGGATACGCTGAAACCGGTGCTTTCAGGTTTCCTTGCCATACAGTTCAAAATCATTGCCGCGGCGGTTGTTTTTCTCGTAACGGTAATTGAAAACGTAGTTGTGCTCTTTGTCCGGCTTTTCCGCGTCATCGGCAAGGGCTGGGATTATGTCAAAGGACTCTTTGGCGATTTAAGCGCATGGTTCGGCGATCTGAAGGATAAGGCGTCCGAACTTGCTTCGGACATCGGCGACAAGTTCGGCGCGGCCTGGGATTGGACGAAGGGCGTAGGCTCAAAAATCGGGGATGCGCTGGCCGATGCTTACGGCTCTGCGAAAAGCTGGGCCGCAAGCATCCCGGATATATTTTCGCGGGCGTTTGCTCATGGTTTTTTGAAGGCTTCTGAGTGGGTGCGAAAGCTACCCGGCGTATTCGGAAGCATAAGCCAGTGGCTTGCGGATGCCTTCACCGGCATTCCTGATGCGATTCTTGACGCGCTCAATATCGCGTGGGATTACGTCAAAAACTGGTTTAAAAATCTGGGCGGAATGATCCGTGAAGCCCTTTCCGGTTCTATCGGTGGTTTTCTTAAGAAAATCGGCCAAAAAATCGGCATTGTGGCTGAGGATTCCGAAGAAACGGGGGATGTGGCCAAACAGTCCGGGGCTTTCGTGACGGATGTTCAGGCACGCCAGGCGGCTTTACAGCCTGCGGGCGCGAATGTCAGTACTCAGGCCACGATGAATGTGGTGAACAACATCACCACAAAGGACAATCCTGCAGCGATTTCTCGGGCTGTTACCGGATCGGTGAAGCCCGCCTGGAAGCAGACGTATTCGATGATCGGAAATTCAATGTCTGCAGTCAATCAAAAGTAGGTGATCTATGGCGCAGGATTACACAGGCTGGGCGATTCTTAACAGCAAGGGGTTGCCGATTTGCGACTACGTAGGCATTACGGCCTGCAATGTCAGCCAATCGGCAACCGTGCTTACGGAACCTCTTGAAAACGGCGAACTTGCGGCCTTTAACAAGGTTCAACAGCCAGATGCTGTGAGAGTATCAATCGGCATTGACGGTGATCCCTCGGTGCAATCGGCTGCGCTTAATTCGCTTTTGCAACTGAAGCAGGCGGTGGGCGTTGATTCGCTTTGCCAACTGATAACGCCGTTCTTTGTCATTGACCGGCTGGCGCTTGAGGAAATCAGTCAGGCACGTTCTGTAACTCAAAACGCTTCTTCGCTGATTTGCGAACTTTCGTTTTTGAAGGTGCGCATGGTGTCAACCGGTGCCAGGCAGGTGCTTTGGACGCCGAAAAACCCGACTTCAGCGAATAACGTCAATGGCGGAAAAGTTCAGGCTGAAACAACGCTGGTTAAAGGTGTAAATGCCGCGTTCGACCTTGGGGACGATAAATGACCTGGTACAGCATTCCGGTTTCTCCCGTCCCGTATCAAACGGTGAGCGCAGTAATCAACGGCCAAAACTACCGCCTGACCATCCGGCACCTGGGGGACTTCCTTTATTCCTCTGTGAATGTGGACGGCGAACAAGTCTCAGATAACGCCATCGCAGTGGCAAACGGGAAGCTGATTCCCTTCCCTACTGCGGTTGCAAAGACGCCGCTTTACTGGTTCGATACGCTGGGCAATGACCGGCCGAAGTACACCGGCCTTGGGGACCGCTGGCAAATTGTCTTTAAAGGTGAGTGATGTCTGAAAGCTACTCTGAAAAGCTCGTGCGCATCACAATCACTTTCGATGAAGGCGGCGAAAACGGCTCTCAGATGATCTTCATGCAGCACGCCATGAACATGAGGATTACGAAGCAGGGAGCGCCGGAACTGCCGAAAGCGCAGATTGAAATCTACGGCCTTTCGATGGATCAAATGATGCAGTTAACCATGCTGTCATTTGATGCCTTGTCCCTGCGCCGCAATGTGATTGAAATTGCGGCTGGGGATAGTGCCTCGAATCTTGCCGTAGTGTTTCAGGGCGAAATCATGAATTCCGCGCCTGACATGAACAAGGCTCCTTCGCCTGTAATGCAGATCGAAGCCATTACAGCGGCTTATCCGCAATTGTTGCCTACGGCCCCAGTGGCTGTTAAGGGTGAGCAAACCGCTGAGAGTTTAGGGCAGAGTTTTGCGCAGCAGTCAGGCCTATCTTTTGTCAACTGTGGGATGCAAGGGAGCCTGAAGAATTGCGTCATCAACGGGGACCCGATGAATAAGGCCCGCTGGCTTGCAAATACGATGGGCATGGACCTTGTTATTGATGATAAAGAAATGGTTTTTGTCGCACCGGATAAGGCACGCGGCGAAACTGTTGCGGTTGATGTCATTGATCCTGCGTCCGGTGAAATCGGTTATCCCTCCTTCGATTCGATGGGCATTCAGGCAACCTGCTTTTTTAATCCCAATTTGCGGGTTGCGGGGCTTTGTCGAATCAAAAGTTCAATGCCCCGCGCATCAGGCGTTTGGAAGATTTACAGCGTTACGCACGATTTGGCTGTGAATATGCCTTCCGGCGGGGCATGGCGCACAACAATCGCGGGCACTTGGATGGATTCTTAAGCCATGGCGGAAAAAAAGAGTAATGCGAAGATTGCGGCCTTCGGGTCCGAAATGAACAGCCTTGATTTCTTCATTCGAGCGCTCATTAAAACCATGGTTTCAACGTCCATTCCGGTGAGAGTGGACGCAGTGGAAAGAGGCGGTGAAGGCGGTGCGGCGCTGTATGTGGACGTGACGCCTATGGTTACGCAGACGGACGCCGAAGGGAATTCAATTCCTCCGGTGACAATCCCCCATTTGCCTTATTTCCGGTACCAGCACGGGACCGCAGCGATTATCTGTGATCCGAAGGTAGGCGATTTGGGGCTGGCCGTTTTTGCGCAGCAGGATTGTTCACGACTTACTGGCGATACCACACCCCAGGCGCCTGGAACTTTCCGATGCTTTGATATGTCCGATGGGTTCTATGTGGGAGGATTTTGGGGGCAGGTTCCGAAAACATTCATTCACATTGAAGAAGAAGGGACGATACACGTAGTTGCGCCGAAGAGCTATCACCTTGAGAGCCCGAAGGTCATAGTTGACTGTGACACGGCGCAGGTCAATGCACAGACGTCGGTGACAGTTGTGACGCAGACCGCGACAGTTAATGCTTCGAGCTCGCTGACGGTTGACAGTCCTCAGAGCACCTTCACGGGTAACGTCACGATCCAAAAGAATTTGACGGTCACAGGCCACATCGCCGGCACGTCCGGCTTGAGTATTACGGGCGGCACCGGAGGCGCGACTGCGACATTCCAGGGGTCGATTAAGGTTTCTGATGACGTTACAGCGAGCGGCATCAGCCTTAAGAGCCACACGCATACAGGCGTGAACGGCGAAACGTCAGTGCCGCATTAAGGGGGCGAAATGCACACTCAGAACACTTGGGGACTTTCTACAGACTGGGATTTGCAGTTTGATGCGAACGGCAAACCCGAGGTTCTTACAGAGGCGCAGGCGATTACGCAGAATGTCTGCAATGAATGCAGGCTTTTTTTGCATGATGCTTACTTTCGCTACGAAGACGGCATTCCGTGGTTTTCTGATCAACTAGGAAAGCCGATACAGGTTTCAGTGGTTACGGCCCGACTGCGTCAGGCGGCCTTGCGCGTGCCAGGGGTGCTTAGAGTCCTGAGCATCACCATCGAAGAACTTGAAAAGAAAACTCGCACCTTGACGGGAACAATTGAAATAGAGACTGAGTACGGTTATGGCAAAGGTCGAATTTAATGAGAAAACAGGCGTTGTGGTTCCCAATACGCAGACAGTCAGGGACGATTTTGCGCAAAGCGTGCAGGATGCCTTGCCGCGCGATTCGCTCGGCAATCCGGTTAACGTGGATTCAACTTCGCCGCTGGGTCAGGTGATTGATCTTGCCGTAGCCGAAGTTGAGGCGAAAAACACCGAAATTGCATATCTGGCAAATCAGTTCAATCCTGCGACCGCCAGGGGCGTTTTTCTCGATGCCTTAGCGAATCTCTACGGCCTGGAAAGAAAAGTTTCTGAGCCTACCGTAGTTGTTTGCACTTGCACCGGCCTGAAAGGGACCGTTATCCCCTATGGGGCGATTGTCTCTGACGGGAGCGGGAATCAGTTGCGCCATTCGCAGGCAGGCGGCGTTGAAATTCCCGAAGACGGCAAGGTAGATACAAACTTCGCAACGATCGAACACGGCGAAATTGAGATTGCCGCAGGGACCGTTACGCGCATTGTGACTGTTGTTCCTGGCTGGGATACGGTGACAAACGCCGCTGCAGGCGTTACGGGCCGCACTATTGAACCGGACGGCGAACTTTTGAACCGCATGAAGGAAAGCTACGCCATTAACGCCAACGGTACGGTTGAAAACCTGCAGGCGAATTTGGCGGCGCTGGAAGGGGTTTTGGACTGCGTTGTTCTGGAAAATTACACGAACGTTCCGAAGGTCGAATACGGCTTAAATCTTGAAGCGCATTCGGTCGGTATTTGCATTGTCGGTGGGGACGATAATGCTATTGCACGCACGATTTTTGAGCGTAAGTCGGGCGGCTGCGGGACGAACGGGGAAACCGAAGTGCTTTTCATCGATACAGAGCATTTCAACGCAAGTTATCGTTACCGAATAGTTCGTCCTGTTGCGGTTCCCTTCACCATTCAAGTGACCTTCGATGCTGATGATATGAACACTTCGGAGAAAGAAGCGGTTATCGAAGCATTGAAGCAGGATTTTTTGGGCGAATTGAAGAATCCTCGCGTTACGCTGGCAAGCACGGTGTATGCAAGTCGCTTCTACCAGTGCATTCAGAACGTGACCGAAACCCCGATCAAAACCGTTCTGATTGCAGTAGGAGATGCGGAACCTGCGGTTTCTATCGAAATTCCGGCCAATCAATCGCCTGCGCTTTCGAATGAGACAATCAAGCTGCAGTTTGGGGGATAACCTATGAGCACGCAGACTTGGGAAGATTTCGCGGCGGTCTCGGATGTAAGAGATATGCCCGATGTCGCAAGCGAAGCCAGTGTAGCCATGCAATCGCAATATGCGCATGGCGCCAACTTTCGTGCGCTGGCCCGAATCTTTCGGGAGCAAACGGACGCAACCGAATCGATTGATGAAATTTCGGTAAAGCTGGCCGATGTGAATACTGCAAAAGGCGTCTTTCTTGACTGGTGGGGCAAGCGTATCGGCATTGACCGTAATTTAAAGGTGATTGATGAATACGTGCGCTTCGATGATGATTACTACCGCTTTCTGCTGCGCTATCGGGCTATCTGCAACATTTCAGATGCAACCTGCGCAACCATGAACAAGCTGCTTTCGATGCTGACAAGCACGCGGGTATTTGTCGTAGACTATCAAGACATGACCCTCCAAAGCATCGTTGTTATCGGAGCTATCAGTGACTTGCAGGCCATGATTTTGCAAACATACGGGCTTTTGAATCGCCCTGCAGGTGTCATGACGAACTTTCTGATTATCTATCCGGATGAAAAAATCTTCGGATTCTTGGATTCGGACTTGTTGCCTTTTAATCAGGGTGTTTTCAACCCAGGCAGAACGATTGGGGTAAGCAAGTAAACCATATCCACACTAAAAAAACGACCCCGTCTGACCGGACATCAGGCGGGGTTTTTTGTATCTGATGGACGAGATCAGACGTGAACATTTTAAATGATTTGACAGAGGCACTTCGCATGGCAAGTGAGCTCTCCTTTTTTACCGCCTTCCCGATCTATCTCATTGGGTATGGCCTCGCAGGTTATTGCGTTGTGGCGCTTATCGCCCGCATCCGCAAGTTGATAAAGGAATGGTAATGAGCAACTATCCTCAATATCTTTTGAAGTATGCGATTGCCGCTAAGGGTGATAAGACGATTCCGCCTGAACTGGCTCAGACAGCTGGCACCGGGCGTTTAAGTCAGCAGAAAGGCTGGGGAGAGTACAACTCTCTGCCAATCGGCGAAGGCGGAATTCCGCCGAAGCGCGAAGACTTCAATGGCGCGCTGTACCTGCTCTCGCAGTTCCTCGTGTGGTATCAGCAGGGCGGCATCATGCAGTACACCGCCACGCTTAAGTATGAGCCTGGAAACGAGGTTTTTAGCGCAGGCGTGAAATATCGCTGTCTTGTCGCCAACGGCCCGGGGACTGCCAAGGGCGTTGTCGCCCCCTCTGCTGACAAAACGGTTTGGAGCAATCAGGATTTGCCCAGCGTCTTGGCCGGGCAGATCACGCCGTTTTACAACTGCAAGCTCGGCGGGTCGGACGGCAGAAGGCTCGTCCCGTGGGGCAGTACAGACGCATATGAGTCTTACGTCATCTGCGACGGCGGCTCTGATGGACGCGGCGGGAAAGTACCCAACCTCATCGACAGGTTTTTACTGCCGAGCCGTATTGCTGATGCAGGCAAGACCGGCGGTAGTTTGAGCCTTCGGGTGCCGGGGGTCACGGTCAACGGCACAGTCGGCGAAACGATTCTGACGATTGATCAGATTCCTGCGCACACGCACACCGGGTCTACGTCGACAGCGGGTAGACATGCGCACGGACGTGGCACGATGAACATCACGGGCGAATTCGGGTACTTTGACGGAACCAATTTCCCAGTTAAGGGTGCATTCACTTGGGGCGGAGAAGGTGACAACAAGCGCGGAGCGAGAGGATCGAATGGCGGTGAGAGGCGCAACGTGGCTTTTGACGCGGCCCGCTCATGGACAGGATACACGTCATACGACGGAACCCACAGCCACAGCATGAATCTCAATAACACTGGCGGAGGCAAAGGGCACACGCACACGATCACAAGCTCTTCTGAGACGCAGACGCTCACGCTAGACCGCCCGCCGTTCTATCGTCTTGCCTATTTTGTCAAGCTGCCGGAGTAAGGTATGGCATCAAAAGAATTTCGTTTTCATTACGTCAAGACGCCGACCGGTGCCATCAGCGGGCAGTCTGTTCTTACGCAGACAGAAGACGCGATTAACAACCTCGGCGAGTATATGGTCGAGGCTACGGGCGACGCGACCGAGGCGCTGAAAAAGGCGACTGAAGCGCTCGACACGGCAAACACCGCTCAGCAGAATTCGGCTGAGGCGCTTGCTACTGCGAATTCGGCGCTGGGGAAGGTCAACACTTTAACCAACACAGTTAACACGTTTGACGGGCGCATTAAAACAGCGGAAAGTAATGCCGCCAACGCCGTCACTACGTCGACAGAAGCGGCTAATAATGCCGCTCAGGCCGTAACAACGTCCAATTCTGCGCTCAAGACGGCTCAGCAGGCTGTCACGACGGCCAATGCCGCGAAGACGACAGCTCAGAATGCAAGCGCCTCCGCCGCTCAAGCAGTAGGCACGGCCAACGCGGCGAACGCGACGGCGGGAGAGGCGAAGAGAATTGCTCTGCAGGCCGTGACCGATACGGACGCCATCCGCGAAGAAATCAATCAGAACATGGCCGTGATTACCGAGAAGGTGACCGAGGCCACGACGCAAGCGCAGAACTCCGCGGCTTCTGCTGGCGAATCGAAGGCCAGCAGCGACCTTTCTAAGCGGTGGGCGACATGGACGACTGGCGTACAGACCGAAGACGGCACTGTCTACACCGTCGACAATGACGGCTATTCGTCCAAGTGGAATGCTCAGCTCGCTCAGGCATGGGCTGTGAAGACTGACGGCAAGGTGACGGAAAACAACCTGCCGGATGGTGCTGAGATCGACTACTCGGCGAAGTACTACGCTCAGCAGTCAAAGGCAAGCGCCACAGCGGCTGACGCCTCAGAAGCCTCTGCGCTCTCTTCGAAGAACGCGGCGGCATCGAGCGCGGCGGCCGCTAAGGCTTCGCAGAATGCGGCCAAGGCTAGCGAGAATGCGGCCAAGGCTTCACAGAATGCGGCGGCGTCCAGTGCGTCTGCCGCAAAGACGTCGGAGACGAATGCCCTTGCGTCTAAGAACGCGGCGGCCACGAGCGCAGGCGCGGCCAAGACATCAGAAACGAACGCCAAGACGTCAGAGAACAATGCCAAAGCATCCGCGACGGCGGCGGCCGGTAGCGCATCAGCGGCGAAGACATCAGCAGATGCGGCGAAGGTTTCGCAGAATGCTGCGGCCGGAAGCGCAACGGCGGCGGATGAATCGGCCACAGCGGCGGCAGGAAGCGCGGCGGCGGCAAAGACATCAGAGACGAACGCCAAGACCTCGCAAGACAACGCCAAAGCCTCGGAAACGAAGGCAAAAGCGTCCGAAAATGCGGCGGCTGGCAGTGCGACCGGGGCGCAGGGTTCAGCTACTGCGGCGGCTGGGAGTGCGGCGGCGGCCAAGACGTCTGAGACAAATGCCGCTAAGTCAGCATCTGCGGCTAATACTTCAAAGACTGCGGCGGCAGGCTCGGCATCGGCGGCCAAGACTAGCGAGACGGCGGCGGCCAATTCTGCGACTGCGGCGGCAGGATCGAAGACCGCGGCGGCCACATCAGAAAAGAATGCCGCCAATTCTGCGACTGCGGCTAATGCTTCTAAAACTGCGGCGGCAGGAAGTGCGACTACTGCAAGCACGAAGGCTTCTGAGGCTTCTGCCTCGGCGCAAAAGGCGAAGGATTGGGCTTCAAAAGAAAATGGGCCGGTTGAGGGGGCAGGCGCAACCGCAAAATATTCGGCAAAGTATTACGCCGCACAAGCAAATCAGAGCAATAGCGTGAAGTACGTCGCTCAGACATTGACGGCGGCACAGCAGACGCAGGCACGACAGAATATCTCGGCACTTGGAATCAAAGAACAAGCAACAACGTCCGAAGACGCGCAGGCAATTCTTCAAGCCTTTATCGATTTTGAAAACGAAAATAACATCACCTGATTTTTGAATCAAAACGAAAAGGAGTTGACAATGGCAACACCAAACTCAACGATTGCGGCTGTATTGAATTGGCTGAAGCGAAAGGCGGAAACATCTTCGCCGTTGGACGCGTACCCGATTGGAGCGGTTTATATAAGCACGCAACCGACTAATCCAGCTTCAATTTTAGGAGGTAGTTGGAAAGCGCTTAATGAAGGGCGGGTGCTTATCGGAGCCAATGCCGCATATCCCGCGGGATCAAAAGGCGGCGAGGCCAGCGTTGTTTTGAGCGTTGACCAAATTCCGAGCCATTCGCATAGCGGATCAACTTCAACCTCCGGTCAGCATTTGCACAATATTTACGGCACTTCAAACGACACTGACCGCTGGGCCTATGTTCCGGCCTACATAGACACGGAGCACAAGCTTCTAACTACAACAGGAAAATCTCTCGGTACAACGGCGTATGGCGGTCTTCACTATCACTCTTTGGACATCTCTAACACCGGTGGCAACAAACCACATAACAATTTGCCCCCGTATCTGTCGGTTTATATGTGGGAAAGAATTTCGTAAAAGGAATTAAAAATGAACATAACGAATAAAACCAACTTGATGCAAACTCAGTCTGATGGTGGTGGGGGTAATTATGATATTGTCAAAAAAGTTTTAAATTGGTTGGAATCAAATTCAAACAGTGTTGCGGTGGGGACGGTGATTGCCGTCGCGGGGAAAACAATTCCTGATGGATATCTATTGTGCAATGGCGCGGCAGTTAGTCGTTCCGCATATGCGAATCTGTTTCAAGCCATTGGCACAACATACGGCAGAGGGGACGGATCGACAACATTCAACGTGCCGGATCTAAATTATCGGTTTGTTGAAGGCACCGTAACAGCGAACAACGTCGGAACGAAGAAAAACGCGGGATTGCCGAACATCACCGGAAAGGTCATGCTTGGTAACTATCCATTACTGACATCTGAGCATGAAGGTGCTTTTTTTGGGTCAGATTATGGTGTAGCCGACAAGCACGGACAAGATAGCATCAATAATGTTCCAACAACTTTTAGCATTGATGCTTCAAGGTCTAGCGCTGTTTACGGAAAGTCAAGTACTGTTCAGCCGGCATCTTTGTGCCTACTTCACTGCATTAAGTATTAAAGATTGAGAGTCAAAAATGGCGAAAGCAAATCAATCTGTATTAAAAGTCCTAAACTGGTTAAAAGCGAAAGCCGAAGCGAGTTCGGTTCTTTCGATGTATCCAATTGGTTCGGTGTACATGACCGCAAATGCGGCATTCGATCCTAATGCCGAGTGGGGGGGGTATGGGTAAAGATTGAAAACAGATTTTTATTAGGTAGCGGAACTAAAGTCGTTGGCGCGCAGGGCGGTGAAGAGGATGTGACCCTGTATATAAGTCAGATTCCGACACACTCGCATAGCCGTGGCAGCATGGATATCACTGGCAACCTCGCAAACGGAGAGGTTCAGATCGAAGATGTTTCAGGGGCTATCTACAATCGCGGCAATGCATATAACGGGTCGGGCGGGAGCTGGATGACGACAGGCCAAATGGGGTTTAAGGCTTCTAGGAATTGGAGCGGATATACGAGTTCAAGCGGAGGTGGACAATCACACAACAATATGCCTCCGTATCAAGTAGTTAATATTTGGAAGCGAACCGCTTAATAATTCAGGAGCAATAAAAAA